CAAGGTTAAATAATTTGTATAAATAATGCAGTAGGGTATCACCCTATGTTTTATTTTAAATTTTAAAGGATTTTGTGAAATGAAAAAATTATTAATTGTAGCAGGAATTTTAACTGCATTTGGAACGGCTTCTGCTGAAGTTAAAATTGGTGGATTGGTTAGTTACGACTTTTCTAAATCTAGTAAAACTGCATATACAGTTTCACCAAACAGTAATAGTAATATTAATGTTGGTATTGCTGAAAAACTTGGTTCTGGAATGGGAATCAAAGGTTATGTTGAATTAGGTGTTTTAGGTAATGGTGCTAACGCAGAAAGCAATGACGTTTACTTACAAGTGGATTCTTCAGTTGGGTCTGTTAAAGTTGGTCAAGTTGAAGCAAAGAATGGTATAGTAGGATTAGGTCAAGGTGGTGCTCCAGTTATCGGTACTGATGGTACTGTATTGGCAGGTTCATCAAATCTTCAATCTATCAGTTATACAACTCCATCAATGTATGGGTTGTCTTTCAGTGTAGGTAACACTCGTGCTATTGACAATACTGGTGCAAATAAAAATGCTATTGGTGCTGCTTATACTTCAGGAGTATTTTCTGCTAAAGTAGATCGTAATCAAACTACCGAACGTGTTCGTGCAAGTGGTGCTGTTACCCTTAAAGGTGTAACATTGGGTGCTGGTGTAAGTCGTGATGAACTTTTTAAAGCAGATTCTAGTGTATTAGGTGTATCTTATACAATATCTGGGGTTACTCTTGGTGCTGCTGTATCAAACGGTAATGGTCGTGGAGTTGAATATGGCGCACAGTATGCTTTGAGTAAGGCTACATCTGTTAACGTCGCATATGCTACTGTCGAAAACAATTCGAATGTTAGTTCTAACGTAGACACAACTCGTGTACGTTTATCACACGCATTTTAATTTAAGTATGGGGTGGTTTGATACACTGCCCCATTTTTGTATTATTGGAAAATCAGAATTAAAAAGGATACTTTAAAATGTTTAAACGAATTATAAATTTCTTCACTAACAAAGAAACCACTTCTACCATTGAAGCACCATATAAAATTGAACCAACTGAAGATGCTTTCTCACCGCCACCAATTACAAATTGGCCATTCCCAACACAGATGCCAAATGTTAAAACTGCTCCTAAGAAAAAACATAAGCCTAAAGTTAAAAAGTCGGTAGTTAAAAAATAAAATTATGATAATGTATGGGCGATGAATTCCACAATGGGCGATGAATTCCACAATGGGGATCGTTCTGCATTTATAATTATGAATTGGGGCGATTTTAAAGTTTATTGTTACCTTAATAATATTGAAGTTCTCATTGCGGTCTTAGTAAATTACGAATCTTCTGTAGAATACGCCAAAAATTGGGTATCTGGACGTGTTTAAACGATCCAGGTTAGGGTTTAGGGTACTTACCCTTACCAATACCTGGCCGCGAGTAAATAAACCTCTTAAAACTCCTTAAAACTCTTCCATTCTGTTGTTTAAATACCACAAAATAATAACCCTACACTTGCAAAGGTTATTATTTTGTGGTATACTGTATTTAACAGTAACAAAACAAGAGTCGTTAATGACAAAACAATTTAGTTCATCCACCAAGTTAAATTTAGCAATAGATCGTGCATCCAAACGGCGTAGGTTAGTTGGAGACTATGTAAATATGAAACTCGCAGAGTACGATGCAAAATTCCCAAATGATTCAACTTCAAAATATGCTTACATGACAGGATATTTAACCTCAATATTAGGTTCAGTAGCCCAGTCAGAGTCTACTGCCGAATTACGTAGAGTATTTGAAAGAGAAGGTTTGAATTTGGTCTAAACGGTAGAAGATGAAATAATGTTGGTGCTTCAAGGTGAACGCACACACGAACCTGTATTATATTAAGGACATGAAATGAGATATTTGACAACAGAGCAAGCATTAAAGAACATGGTGGGATCAATCTTTCCTACTGTGACAGCAACTGACGGCGAGTTGATTTTTGAAAATGCAAACGAACGTTATGTGTTTTCGCATCACCAAGATTGTTGCGAGTCAGTTTACATTGAAAGCATTGTTGGTGACATCAATGACTTGGTAAACACACCAATCTTGATTGCAGAAGAATCTTCCGGAGACACACCAGCTGATTCAACTGCAACACCATATGAGTCCTACACATGGACTTTCTACAAGTTTGCTACCTTCAAAGGGTATGTAGACATTCGCTGGTTGGGTGAGTCTAACGGCTACTACTCTGAATCAGTTAATGTGGAATACGAATCCAAGGTGTCAGCATGAAATTGGATTTTGATGATGTTGTTTTTTAGCAACATGATTAAAAATAATTACGAAATAATTTGCAATTATTTAAAATTGTGTTATAATTAATGTTAATAGTGATAGAGATCTAGTTTTAAGAAGGATATATAAATGGCTACTTTAAAGCAAAAGACTGCGAAGTCTAACGTAACAGTAAAACGTATTGGTAAGAATGCAACTATTACTAAGAAACTTAAAATAAATAAAGAATTTTATGGCGAAGATCGGTTTTTTGGATGGTCTGAAAAAGATGAACGTTCTTTCATTTCAGATAGTGGTATCGGTGAAACTTATTCTTATACAACTAGATCTGATAATTCATGGGATTAATGCCAGTTTATTTTAACTCTTATTCTGTAAAGAAACCTAAGAAATTAAAATTTAAATCTGCTGATGCGAAACGTGCATACGAATTAGCAGTTAATTCTTCGTTTGGAATTGCAGAAAAACGATATAAGAAGGAGAAATTTATTATGGTAGATATGCCAGATATGACTCCTCCACCTGGACGTAGTACTAGCAATAGTATACCAAGTAGAGGTTCTGGAATTGGTAATGCATTAAAAAAGCCAGATAAAATTTATACTGGTACTAAGATGATTGGTGTAGGTACATTACATAAAAGTAATGCCGTACCAGTTTTTAGTGATGAAGAAGCAATTAATATGGCGAATATGCGTCGATGATATAGGAAATTATAATGAAGATGAACCGTGAACAAATGATAAACCTTTTAAAGCAAAGTAAACAAATAGTAACTTTTACTAAAGTTGATGGTACTGAACGTGTTATGGAGTGTACTCTAAACCCAACTCTAATGCCACAGGATCAACAACCAGTTGAACCAAAACCTAAATTAGATGGTACACCTAAAAAAGACAACGATACTGTAGTTCGTGCATATGCATTTGACGTCCAGTCATGGCGTAGTTTTAGAGTAGATTCTGTAAAAACCTTTACAATTGCATAATAAAAGTGTATAATGATGATTAAAGGATAATCACTTATGGCAACAAAGAAAACATCAGCAGTACGATTCAAAGACCCTGAAGAAAAATATATGGGGTCAGAACCAAGTTTCAATAATGAAGAAGATTGGCCGGAACGTAAGATTGATATAATGAAGTCATTTAATTGGTACAATCACTTCTGCAATCGTAAAGAATTTATAAATGACTTGATCGAATATGGCAAAACTAATTTAAAACTCACTAAAGAACAAATCGCACTATTTAAATTGGGTGGAACGTTCTATATCCCAACTACTATTGGGGCATTGGTTAGGATGGAAGAACGTGGTCTTATCTTAAATACCTATGAAAAAAAATCCATTGGAAAGTCTATACTAGAAAACATTCAACATGGTAAAACTTTGTTAGATAAGTTCTCTAACAAAGGACAAATGGAAGATGCCACAGAAGATGTTAAAATAGAAGTAATAACACCCCAACAACGTTTACGAAGTAAAATTAATAAAACTATCATGGAAGACTTTAGGGTCATGGAAGATACTTGGATCGGTGGAGGGGTTGTTGTGCTTGATGCATACGAATTAATGAAACGACACGATCTTCCATCCATGGCAGTTGGTATGATAACGCCATGGGTTAAAGATCGTATAGATGAGATGCAAGGTGCGATTGATAAGACGTGCGACCAGGCTGTTGATGGGTATAAACACCTATCTAAAAAGGAGTTAACTGGGAGGGTTAAAATACTAAATAAAATACTAGATGATTTAAAACGTCATCAAGCGAACTCTAAAACAGTACGAAAAGTTCGTACAAAAAAACCAGTCGCAGCAACTAAACTTGTCGCTAAGATTAAATTTCTAAAGGAGTCACCAGAGTTCAAACTAGTATCGATTAATCCAACTACTATAGTTGGGGCAGGACGTCTGTTTGTATTTAATGTGAAAACGAGGATATTATCTGAGTACATAACTTCAGGTCCAGATGGACTAGCGGTAAAAGGTACAACACTACAAAATTGGGATCAGGCTAAATCTCGGTCTACACGCCTCCGCAAACCAGAGGCGTTTCTTCCCACAATACTCTCTAAAACCCAAAGGCAAATCAATAATGCTTGGGAAAATTTGACTACAAAAGATACTCTGCCAAATGGTCGATTAAACGAAGAAACCATTTTAATGAGGATAACCAATGGTTAAAAAACTACTAACAGCATCTCTAATCGGGATCACTTCAATTATAGTGAATGTAAGCACATCTCAAAGTGCGCCTATCGATGAAATGCTACCACAAGATGCAATAGAATGCATTGCTAAAAATATTTATTTTGAGGCACGAAATGAAAGTTTTGCTGGACAGGTATCAGTTGGACTTGTTGTCCTTAATAGAGTCAACGATTCAAGATTTCCATCAGATGTATGTGGAGTAGTGTATCAAGGAAGGTATGGTACTAATACTAAAACATCTAAAATAAACCAATGCCAATTTTCATGGACGTGTGACGGCAAGTCTGATAATCCAAAAAATCAAGACAAGTGGTTCCAAGCACAAAGGTCTGCGGTAATGGTATATAAGATGTATAAAAATGGGTATGATATAACAGATGGTGCTACACATTACCATGCATCGTATGTTAATCCAGCATGGAGTAGAGATGCTACCATGCAAAAGAAGGGGAATGTTGACACACATATATTTTACAAATGGGGAATTTAATTATGAAGATTTTTGGTATAGCATTCGGAATGGCTATTGCTGTTCTATTTATTGCGGTGATAATTGCTTTTACACCTATGACTTTAATATGGGGACTTAACTTTATGGGATTTAATTTGCCTATGGATTTATGGACATGGTTTGGTGCTTTTTTAATACAGTTATTCATTGGTATATCTACAATAATTGGAGTCAATAAAAAATGATGATTGAAGATATACTAACTAAAAAACAATTTAGCGAACTGGTAACAGTATTTGCTAAGGAAAAGGGGATATCTAACCTCGATTCGGTGCTTCTATTATGTGAAGAACGTATGATAGATCCAGCAGACATCGGGCCATTAATATCTGCACCACTTAAAGCAAAAATTGAAGCTGAAGCAATCGCTAGTAAATTACTGCCAGGGTATAACACATTGCCGTTATGATTATGATTCAACCATATGATGCGTATTCGTACTATATGGCAATAAAACTACATTTCGAACTTGATAGTTATGATGCCTTAAAGTATAACTTTAAAAGTTCAGCGACACCTAAAGCATTTTTTGCAAGGAAAGATAAATACTATTTTGCAAAACTCGCAAAGAAATTTGTAGAATCTAAAGATTTAGTTGCATACTATGTTTCCAACTTTGTTCGTGGGAGCAAATGGGTTGGTGATATGTTAGAAAATGGTGATGATAATTATAATGCATGGAGAAAGTATTCTGATGCATTAACGTATCGATTCAGTGAAGATATAGACACTCTTGTGGACTATATAAATAAAAAGGAGATTAAGTTTGACGACTTATTTCTTTCATCTAATGATAGTGGACAACATCCACCAATCATTAGGTTACTTCTTCAAGAGGACGTATCGCTGGAAACAGTTGTATTACTTGAGAAGATTTTGGGGTTTGTAAAAAGACTTGATAAGAATATAACAGAGACACTCTTGTGGCCTGAAATGTCCTTAAAGATTCGGAAGTATAAACCCTTTGTGAACGCAGATCTTATGGCACTTAAAAAAATAGTGTTAAAAAGACTTGCTTAATTTGCAATACTGTGTTATAATAATTGTTCAAAATCTGTATATAAAGGAAAAATACAAATGTCATTTAGTAATTTAAAAACTAATCGTTCTGCTTCCATCGATAAATTGGTCGCCGCTGGTCAGTCACTTGGGGGAGACGGTAAGTCTATCTCTAAAGATGAAGAAAGGTTCTGGAAACCCACTGTAGACAAAGCCGGCAACGGTTACGCTGTTCTACGTTTTTTGCCTGCTCCAGAAGGTGAAGATGTGCCATGGGTTAGGTTTTGGGATCATGGATTTCAAGGCCCTACTGGGAAATGGTACATTGAAAACTCCCTCACTACTTTAGGTCAACCAGATCCTGTATCAGAACTCAACTCTAAGTTGTGGAACTCTGGTATAGAATCAGATAAAGACCAAGTACGTAAACAAAAACGTCGTCAACATTATGCGTCAAACGTGTATGTTGTAAGTGATCCTGGTAATCCTACCAACGATGGGAAGGTATTCATGTTTAAATTCGGAAAGAAAATTTTCGAGAAGATCATGGATGTTATCCAACCACAGTTCCAAGATGAAGCTCCATTGAATCCATTTGACTTCTGGGAAGGTGCAGACTTTAAATTAAAGATCCGTCAAGTTGAAGGATACCGTAATTATGATAAGTCTGAGTTTAGTGCCAGCTCATCACTATTAGGTGGAGATGATACAAAATTGGAATCAATTTATAAACAATTGAATCCACTAGTAGTCTTCAATGATCCTAAATCTTTCAAATCTTACGATGAGCTATCTCGTAAGTTAAGTTCCGTATTAGGTTTGTCTGGTGCAGATGCACAAGTCATGCGTAGTGCTGAAGCTTTGATGGAAGATGATGCACCTATCGTTCAGCGGACTGCCGCTGCACCAGTACAACGTAGTGCTGCATTTAAACCAGTAGAGTCTACATCGGGAGATGATGACGATACAATGAGTTTCTTTAGTAAACTCGCACAAGAATCCTAATAAGGTTTGAAGTGTTAAAAAGGGAACTTAGTGTTCCCTTTTTTATGATCTGTTAAGAAGTAGTAGTGTACAGACCAATATAATTGAGATTATAATTGTATCCCAAGGCCAATTCTTCATATCGGTTCAATCAAGGCTTTTCATGGCCCTGAAGATGATCCAGCATGGAGTAGAGATGCTACCATGCAAATACCGAATTATCGGTTCTATCTATATGTGGTGATGGAAAGATATTCACATTCTGATTACTGTTACTACTATTGATTGTATTAGTAGATTTTGAATTTACGCTTGCATTAGCACCACCAGCACCATTAGCAGCTTTGTTTTTGGCTTTTGCATAATCCGCTTGTACTTGAGATAATGATGTTGTATTAGGTGATGATCCGGTTTCGTCAAAATTAGAAAACGTGTTTGCAGCATTCCAACTTTCAGTAGCAGACTTATTCATAGCTAGAACTTGTTCATCTGCGTTCGGCATTTCGCCAGGATTAAATTTCAATTTTCGTAGATTATTACCAGACCCTGGAATAACAAAATCAGTCTTTTTAGCTAACCATTCTAACATCGAATCAAACCAGTCTCGAAGTATATCACCTAAATTAAACTCTGGTGCATCTTTATCTATCCATCCAAACTTTTTACCGACCCAGTCAATTAGAGCATTTATTGGAACGAACAATAAATCATAAAACCCACCTTTTTGAAATAAATTGTTCCAAAGTACAGTTAAACCTTCAATAGGATTTTTGAAAATTAATTCAATCCATTCTTTTACACCTTTAAATACTGAAAATATTTTACCAACTATACCATCAGGATCTTGAATAAGTTCTTGCCATTTCTTAGTTAGAGATTCTTTAAAATCTGAGAATGTTTCTTTAATCCATACCCATGCAGATTCTAATGATGCAAATATAGTAGTTAATAAACCACCCTCACCTGTTGTCTCAGCCCACCATTTAGAAATAGCTGCCTTAGGATCGCTAAAGAAATTCTTTACACTTATCCATATCTCATCAAACCATTTGGTTATTTTATCAAGAGATTCTCTTACTGTTTTCTCATCAATAAGTCCGAATGATAGTACTTTTAAAAATCCAGTAAGGCCTTTTATTAAAGCTTCTTTAAGGTTACCAGTTTTTTTCCATTCATTCCAACCATCTGTAATACCATTGAATAAACCTGCTATTAGTAAAATCCAACTGAATTTTCCAAATAACTTTAGTAAATTTCCAGCTATAGTTTTAGCAAATGAAAGTATACTTTTTGGTTCAAATATAAAACTAAACATTGTCATTAAAGCAGAACCAATCATCCCAAATATTCCAAGTCCTCCCTTGCCGCCTTTTGCTTTAGTACTTTTACCATCTTTGTCATCACCACCACCTTTTGATAATGCTTTAAGCATTCTCTCCTGCATATTTTTCTGTTCTAGTGCATCCTCAAGATCTTTACCAGTTTTCCCAGACATTATTTGAATCAATTTACTTAATTGTTCAAATGTATTAAATGTATTTAATTGTATTGATTTAAAAATATCAGTATCATCAGATTGATTGTTTTCTTTATCTATTTCAGATCCTATTTCAGATTTGTTAGATAATATTTCAGCAATAGTATTCAATTGTTCAAAGCTAGACCATGCATTAGCATTAATATCATTAAGGTAACTATTAGATAAGATTGCAGATTTATCTAACTTTATCATATGCTCATTGCTTTGCATCATCTCTAAGATTATATCTTGAAGATTGTCTTTATCTGTAGCCATTTATTTTCCTTTTATTCTATGAAACTATTTATTAGTTTTTATACGTTCTTCTTCTTCTTTAAGGTAAGCAATTAACTGTGCAATATAAATCTCCCTCTCCCAAGGAATCATAGTTTCAAGTTCAGACAACGAATATTTATGATGTTGCATCATAGCAAAGTTAGTCTTATAATGATTAACTAAACTATCATGAGAGAGGCCTATCCGAAAAAATTTGCTAGGCCTTTAATAACTAATTCATTAACGGTAGAACATTTACTACAAGTATAACCAACTTTATGACTTAGGACTGGCATTCCTTCAAAGAAAACTTGCAACTTTTTAAATTGTTCACTATTTAATGAATCTATAAATTGTTCTAATTCTTTTGGTGTACTATCTTTAGCAGGATATACTTTATTCTCATCAAATATATTTTCAATACATGCAATCATTGTTTTCATTGCAGCTTCAACCCCTGTGTACTTTGATAATATAGATGCATCTTTAACAGTTGGATACCTTAATTTCATACCAATATTATCATTAACCATTATAGTATAATTGATATTATCTAATCCTTGAACTTCAATAGTATCAAGGTCTATAAGAATTTCATTGCTTGTTTCACATTCTTTACACTTTAATCCAATTTTAGATACTTCACCTACAGACTTGGAACGCAACTTTAAAAATATATACTCTAAATCAAATAGTGCTAAAGATTCAGTTTTAACTTTATCAAATGTACATGCTGCAATGATTTCTTTTACTGCACCTAAAATTTGGGTTTGATCTTCGCTTTCCATTGCGATCATCAAAATCTTTTCTTCTTTAACCAAGTACGGTCTGTAAACTACTGATATTCCAGTAGAAGGGATAGTAACCGAATATTTCGGTACGCTAATAATTGGCAATGCCATAATGTGATCTCCTATAAAAAATTCACTTCAATCTAACTCTATGTATTTCTAATATATCTACAATTAACCATTAACTTAATTAAATGTATTTGTAACTGAATTCATTAAACCTTTACCAATACCTTTAGCTAAATCAAATAATCCATTAACTACAAAGTTTTCATATGTCATTGTAACTGTGACACGTTGAATTGTATTATCAGAATTGTTGTCTAGTGATATTGCGTTAATTGAAATAGGAAATGCTTTCTGAAGTCCTATTGTATATATTGGTATATTGTCTTTATTCAATTGTGCAATTTTTACATCTGCAACATATTTATCTTTGTATTGTAATTCATATTTTTCAGTATCAAATACAAGTGTCATCCATGAGTCAAACATTTTTTTCATGTAATAGTCGCCAGTTAATAAGAATGTAAAACTAACATCCTCATTAATAAACCCATAAGGTATTTTTATTGCTTGTTTATAATTTTGAAAATCTATAGTTGTAATAGTTCTTCCTGGTAAACTACATGACTCACATAATAGGGTTACATCTCTTGGATCATTTATAAAAGAACCAAGATTTAAATTACCAGATAATGCCCCAGTAATTGCAGTATTTATATCTAGGTTTAATAAACTAGATGCTGGTGGTTGCATGTACACCATAAACCTATTAGGTTGTGAAACACCTTGGCGTTTATTAAATACACCTTTTAGATCGTCAATTGAACTTCCTAGTAATGACATCTTATATTCCTCTTATTATTTTTGTAGACTCTTTCCATACATCTCTCTTATTAACTTTAGCAAATTGTTCTGTCTGCAGAAAGATTGCAATTTCCCATTCTGGTGGTTGTATTAATACAATTCTAGAATCGATTTGTGATGTCAGGTAATGTTTAAAACATGGACGAAACTCTTTATATTTACGAATGCCACTTAATAAATTATATCTAATACGAAACCGTGTATTCTCATCATAATTGTCATTGGTTAACGTTGCACCAAGTTTGTCTAAGAATATTGCACGAGTAGTTGGCTTTAAATAATGTAAGTTAAGACCATAGAATCCGCCAGGTGCTTTTTGACACATGATGGTTAAAGGAAACATATCATAGTAGGGTAATGTCTCACGATGTTTAGGGTCGTAGAAGTACATGTACATATGACCAGCCATTGTCCTAGATTTTCTAATTAACGCTTCATCTTTTAATAGTTGTTGTCTGTTAACTTTACCAAGTTCTTTAACTTTGGATTTGAACCATACTTGCGCCTCTTCACTCCTTGCTGTAATCCCAGCATGAAATGCTTCTTGTTCTAATTTATAAAATAGTGATGCCACTTTATTTCCCTGCTGTTAGCAATCTAATACCAAGACCTTTTAAGGTGTCTTCTGTCCATATTACGAATTTCCATCCACGTTGTATACTGTATTCTTCAGCTGCATCCCATTTGCTTTGGTTCTTTATATATTTCATAACTTCTGTAACATACTTCATTGTCTTACGAGTCGGCATATTAGGTGCAATGGTTTCTTTCTTTGGTTTTATTTCAACCAAATAAGTATCCCCTGTCGCAAACTTAACTTTTAAGTCCATAAAATATCTATGCATCTTACCATCAGTCTTACATCTATAAGGTATAACTACTTCTTCAGAACTCCATTTTATTACATCCTTGTTCTCTTCACACCATTTAAACACTTGTCTTTCCCATAAAGAACGATAAAATACTTTTGAAAAGTCACCTTCGTACTTTTTTGGTTCCCTTACAGGGTATTTGCCTGAATATGACATATAAATACTATTAACAATTGTTGTTGATTCAATACTATTTATAAGAGATAACATGGCACAAACGTACAAATACCCAGAGAATATAACCGATTACACTCATGTTGCGATCATGGTTAGTGCATCCAAAAGTGATTATCCAATGAATCTATTTTTACATGTACCTCAAGGATTACCTATTGCAGATGCCCTACAATATGGTAGTTCTAATTTAAGCGCAATTGGTTCGACAACACAAAACGTGTTGTCGAATATAGATAGTGGTATGGGTATTATTCAAGCTGGAAAGAACACAATAGGGAAAGTGGTTGACCAATTTAAAAATAAGGATAAAACGACTTCAGCAGCGGCTCTTGCACAAATAACTGCTAAAGGTATTGGAATTCCAATACCTGGAGCTGAAGCTTTATCAGAAGCCGCAATGTATTCTAAACGTGCAGTATTAAATCCAAATCAAGTTACTACATTTAATGGATCTAACGTTAGATCATTTGCAATGGAATTTAGATTTGTCGCAACATCTTTTCAAGAAACAAATATGATTAGTGAGATGATCCAGAAGTTAAGATATAATGCATACCCAGATGGTGATCAATTTGTATTAAAATATCCATCTGAATTTAAGATAGAAGTATTAACAAATAAAGGTGTACGTAATCCTTATTATGCGCCATTGTATAAATGTTTCTTAATGAATATGAGTACAGTATATAATACAACTTCAAACGCATTTTATTCTGATGGTGCGCCATTGGAAATAAATTTATCATTAAGTTTCCAAGAGACAAAAGCACTTACAAGACAAGATCTTTTGGATATGGATCAAGATGGTATGCCAGGTGGAACTTCTGATTCTTCATTTGGCGGCGGAGAATAAAATAATTTAAGGTAAACTATGTCATTTTTTAGAAATTTTCCAAAAGTAAAGTATGATTATCTCCAGAATGGAGTGGTCAATAAGATTACCGATATATTCAGATTTGTAAAACCAATAGATAGGTTTAAGGATGAATTATCTACATATAGTTATTATCAAATTATGGAAGGAGATAGGCCAGATGTAGTATCATATAATTTATATGGTACTCCAGAATATTATTGGACATTTTTTATTATCAATGAACACCTTAGAAATGGTATTGGTACATGGCCAATGTCATCACAACAATTTGAAAAGTATATGGATGAGGAATATGATGGAATAGTAGCTACATGTATACCACAATTTTCCTATGATAGCGATGGCTTATTGTTTTCAACAAATGATTCAGTAGCTGGTAGGTTTAAAATTGGTGAAACTATAACTGGATTTTTAAGTGGTGCGACTGGGACTATTGTATCTAAAGATCCTACTATGCAACAATTAGTGATAACTAATGTTACTGGAGTTTTCCAAGTTAACGAAATTATTAGAGGTAATTTAACATTAGATTATATTACTACAGATAGGTTATATGATAGGCGTCTAGCACCACACCATTTACTGGATAAAGCTTTATCACTTAATGGGATTGATACAGAAGTACATAATGCTAGATATATTGATGGGGGTACTTATGAATACGCCACAGTTTTAGTGACAAACTATGAATATGAATCAAGTTTAAATGAACAAAGGGCTAAAATTAGAGTAGTAAAGAAAGATAAAATATTTGAATTTGTAGATGCATACCAAGAGATGATTAATTTATAATGTTACAAACCGCACAATTAAATACAACGACAGTTGAGGGTATACACCCAGGCGCATACCGTATTACTGAGATAGACTTGACTAATTCATATGGTAAGTCATTTGATATTAAAGCATTAGTTACGCAACTGACAATTTTAGAAAGCATATATACTTTTGCGTTAACTGGTAAATTAGAAATAAAAGATACTATAAATTTATTTGAAGAGATGCGGTTATCTGGCCAAGAAACTGTTGCTATAACATTTCAGAAACGTGAACGTAATAGTAAAGATACTATAAAAATTAAGAAACACTTTTATGTGTCAGAAATACCGTTGTATGGTAAATCTAAAGATGCCGTTCAAGCATATGTACTTAAAATAGTTTCTAAACATGCATTTATTAATAATATTAAATCTATATCACGTTCTTTCAATGGTTCTATATCAAAAATGATATCTAATATAGTTACTAATACATTGGCGTATGATGGTGTTGTTGAAAATACTGTATCAAGTAAAGATAATGTTAAATTGATTGTACCAAATATGAAACCATTTGCAGCCATTACTTGGTTGTTAAGACATTCATTCTCCGAAAAAGATTCTCCAGTGTATGCGTATGAGACAATGGATGGATTTAAAATAAATTCACATGCCGATTTATTTCAATTATCAAGCATTGGAACATACCGATATACATTTATTCAAGGAGATGATCCATACACAGATACTGGATATCAACGGTTAAAATATAAAATAATTGATATGGCTAGTGATTTAAATAGTTCAAAATATTTGAACTCTGGTAAAGGTGCATATGCATCAACAACAAAAGTTTTAGACTATGCTACCAAATCTTATTATAATGTATTTTTTGATTATGATAATACTTTTAGTAATACGTCTACAGTTAATGGTTTAAAATCTAAAAAATTATTATCACAAAAATTTAAAGTAGATGGGGAAACTTTAAATAGATCAAGAGATTCTTTACAAATTTATATAAACGCAAATAGTAAATCTTATAATAACTATAAAAATTATCATGAACCAGCCATACATTCACTTGGTCACCACCAATCTCAATTAGAAAATTTAGATAATACAAAACACGACATAACAATACATGGTGACTTGGAAGTACATCCTGGTCAAAAAATAACTATTACTGCACCAAAATCAATTGATCCACAAGTGTTTAATAAGATTAAAGATAAAGACGCTAAGAAATCTGTTCAAGATGACCAAATGATATCTGGGGATTATCTTATAAGTAATGTGATACATATATTTGCAGATCAATATACATGTCAATTAAGATTAAAACGTGATTTTAGCAATTACTCATTAGATTCGGTGGAATAATAAATTATGTCAGCATTTACAGCAGATCAATACATTGGTGGTAATTTCACTTGGTTTACAGGTGTAGTTGAAGATAGGAATGATCCTGAACAAATGGGGCGGGTCCGAGTTCGTTGTTTTGGTTTCCATACAGAAAACCGTGGATTAATACCAACGGCAGACCTTCCATGGGCATCAGTATTAATGCCTACTACTGCATCTGGCGTATCTGGTGTAGGATCTAGTCATCATGGACTAGTAACAGGTTCATGGGTAGTTGGATTCTTTAGAGACGGTCCTTCTGCACAAGATCCTATTATAATGGGTTCTATTCAAGCAGCACCTAGTAGTGCCGCAGTAGCCGGAAAGGGGTTCAATGACCCCAATGGACAATATCCAAAATATACTGGTGAACCAGATGTAAATAAACGTGCAAGAGAAATTAATACAACTCCTAGGAAATCAATATCCGCATCTGGAGGAACATCTACCGTTGATGGAAAAGATAAACTTGTAATCATAACAGAACCAGCTGATCAGTATGCATCTAAGTATCCACGTAACCATGTATACGAATCTGAGAGTGGTCATATACTTGAATTTGATGATACATTAGGAATGGAACGTATTAACATTGAACATAAAAGTGGTTCATTTATCGAGTTACATAGGAACGGCGATATTAGGGTTCGTTCATTAAAAGAAAAATGGGAATCATCAGTTAAATGGAATTTATTTGTCGAAGGTGATACCAATGTAATTGTTGGTGGAAATTTATATGGTGCTGTTAAGGGTGATACCAATATAAGTTGTGATCAGAACGTAACTGTATCAGCCGCTAAAGATATGAATCTTGGTGCAATTGGTGATGTTAATATTACTGGTTATGATGTTAAAGTAAACTCATCTCCAGATGGGCGTATTGATTTAAATTATGAACCAGAAATTATAGAAGTTGATTTAACTACTTTTGTATACGGTGATCCCATATTCGCATCTCCTGGTGGCGGTGGTACGGCTGGTGCGTCTCCTGGCGGAACTTATGTTGGAACTGCTACAGAATTTGCTACACAATTATCTAAAGATGAAATACCAACAGCAGCGTACTCTGCCAGGAAAGAATTAGGTTCAGTTAGTTCAAAGTATGAGTCTAACGGCAAACCAGATGCAATTGGATGGGACACTACTGGTGGTGCATCTTATGGTGAGTATCAAATTGCAACTAAGACTGGTACATTTAATAACTTTATGAAATTTTTAAAGTTACGAGGTTATACTAATATGTATGACAAATTAAGCGCAGCAGGGGCCCCAAAGGCAGCATACTCACTTAAATTAGATGAAGATCAATTGAAAACAGATCCTCCAACAATTTCTGTAAGTACAATTAGGTCTAACGTACAGAGTACAAATTTTGCTAAAGTTTGGTATGGTCTTGCGGCTGAAGATCCAGATTTTAAATCTGCCCAACATGCTTTTATTCAAGCAACCCATTATGATATATTAGCAAATACTGTAAAATCAAAAACTGGAATAGATATTAACTCTGGTAAATATAGTCTTGGTATTCAAAATGCAATATGGTCTACAGCAGTTCAACATGGGCCAAGTACATCTGTTATCAATTGTCTGTCTGGATTGGGCGATAAACCAGAATCAGATTTAGTTACAGCAATTTATACAGAACGTCAAAATGTTGGTAAGTGGTTCTCTAAGAGTACCGACTCAGTAAAGGCAAGTGTACTGAAAAGATTTAAACGTGAACTACGTGATTGCCTAAATTCTATTGAAAAATTAGAAGGGTTTACACCAAATACTCCATCAGTAATAACAGGTAAAACTTCAATTCCATCTCCAGATAATACTGATCAATCGAATTATACAACTACAGTTGTTTATGATACTAAAACAATTGCGCCAAGTCCAATTGCAGATGCGGAAATAACAACTGCAATTGCTGAAGCAGAAAGTAGATTGCCAGGTGAGATTGCAGAAGCACAAAAAGAAATTGCATCTTCAAATTTACCTGATGATGTTAAAAAAGAATTTGGTTCTGCATTGAGTGGTATTTCTACTATTAACTTTAGTAGTTTATTATCAACACCTTTAGGTGGAATTGAAAGCCTTGGGAAATCAAATGGGTTAATTAATTTATCCAATTTAGGTTCTAAGATAAATAATGGTATTATTAGTTTACAAGATCCTAATGCAGCCCCATATACAGGAAATGATAATATTATTAGGGCAAGGCTTGGATTGCCATTAGTTGATGAAAATGGTAATGTATTAGAAACAACATAATGCCCGCATTAACTAGAATTTCTGATACTACTACCACAGGGCATGGATGTGACGGTATTACTACTGTAATTGGGCCATCATTAAATGTATTTACTAACAATCGTGGAAATGAACGTAAGGGTGACCCTACTGCACCCCATACAATCCTTGCTGGGGACGTTTGTGTACCCCACAGCGCCGTTATAAACGTAGGTAGTTCTAATGTATTTACCAATGGGATTCCTCAAGCAAGGTTGGGAGACTCTACTGATGGTGGTTCAATCATATCTGGTTCACCAAATGTTTTTGTAAACGGATGAAATAAGTATATAAATACTAATATGAGTAAAGTAAACCTATCAGACTATAATGTATCTGGTCAAAGAGTATCTATTGTTTCAAGATATCAACAATACAGCGATTTAGACTTGTCATTAATACCGCATCCACAGAAAAAGGATATAATTCCCCTTACTGATATTGATGCGGTACGCCAGTCTGTTAAAAATTTAATATTGACTGCAAGATATGAAAGACCTTTTCAACCACAATTGGGTTCAAACATAAGATCCCTTTTATTTGAAAACTCAGATACTACTACATCATATCTAATAAAAAATTATATAAAAGAAGTGATTAATCAATATGAACCAAGAGTAAATGGATTAATTATAGAAGTTGATGATGATTCAGATAATAATGCTTATTATATTACTGTAACATTTAATGTTATCTCTATATCTACAAACGCTAATGTAAAAATATATTTAGAAAGACTCCGATAATGGCAGTTAATAGTAACGTAACAGAATTAGATTTTGATCAAATTAAAAATGGTCTAAAGACTTATCTATCATCACAAAGTAAATACAACGACTATGACTTTGAAGGTTCTGGAATGTCTGTCCTATTAGACATACTAGCATATAATACTCATTATAATGCTATGATAGCCCACCTTGCTTTAAATGAAGCATTTCTAGACTCTGCACAAATTCGTGGTAACGTAGTTTCTCATGCCAAATTACTTGGATACACCCCTCGTTCAACTTCAGCAGCATCTGCAACTATTAATATTGTAGTAAATAATCCAATTGGAACTCCAATACCAATAACTTTAACTTTAAATCGTGGCACAAAATTAACATCTATAATTGATGGTAAAGAATTTGGATTTATTGTAATAGAATCTAGATTAGCAGTATATAATAGCTCAACTAATACTTTTACATTTGAAAATGTAATTATTAAACAAGGTACATTTAAAAGTCTGAATTATAGGTTTGATAAATATAACCTAAATCAAAAGTTTGTTATTCCTGATGAATATATTGACACTACTACATTACGTGTTAGGATTCGTGAGAATGATAATTCTACATCTCATACCATGTATACACTATTTGGATCTTTAGTTAATATTGGATCTGCTTCTAAAGTATATTTTTTACAAGAAAATAGTAATGGTAAATATGAAATTTATTTTGGCGATGGTGTTATTGGATACACACCACAAACAGATAACATTGTTGAATTGGAATATGTTTATACATCTGAAGATATAGCTAATGGTGCTAGAACTTTTGCATTTTCTGGTGATATTGAAGGTAATTCTGATATTACAATAAATACAGCTTCTACATCAACTGGTGGTGCTGAAAGAGAAAATATTGAATCTATTCGATTTAATTCTCCTCTAACTTATATCACACAAAATCGTGCGGTTACTGCTGATGATTACCGAGCAATTATCCTTAGAGAATATGCCGATATTGAAGCAATATCTGTATGGGGTGGGGAAGATTCAAACCCGCCAGACTACGGAAAAGTATACGTATCTATTAAACCAAAAACTGGTGATGTACTAGATGATACACAAAAATCTTATATAATTCAAAATATATTATCTGGTAAAAATGTAGTTTCTATCACTCCAGTTATAGTTGATCCTGAATACACTTATATTAAACTAGAGACATTCTTTAAATACAATCCTAATTTAACAGACTTAACTAAAGCTGAATTAGAATCTTCTGTTAGAAATATCATATCTACATATAATAATAATTATTTAAAATCTTTTGATGGAGTATTTAGATATTCAAATTTATTAGGTAATATAGATTCATCTACTCCAGCTATTTTAAACTCGTATACTAGGGTTTATATGTTTAAAACTGTATATCCATCAAACTCAAGTTTTAATAGTTATGATATGTATTACAGTTCTCCAATATTTACAACATCAACTGATACATATGTTATAAATTCTACTCCATTTTTAATGAATGGCTCCTATCATTGGTTTGGCGACGAACCTATTGTAGGAACAAATGAAAGAAATATATTTATTTATAAATTAGTGAATAATACATTAACTGTAGTAGTTGCTTTTGCTGGAACAATATATACTGTAACAGGAAGATTAGTTATTAATAATTTTAGACCTGACACAACAGATCCAATAACATTTACTGCTTTACCAAACTCGAATGATTTAGCACCTAAGAGAAATCAATTATTATCTATCTCTATGGCGGATGTATCTGTAACTGGTGAGATTGATATTATTGCTGTTGCTGGGGCATCTGGTACAGTAAACTATACAACTACATCTAGAATTAAATAATGGCATCAATCGAATCTACTGCTAGTTCAAAAAGTAAGTCTAAAGAGGCTGTACGAGTTGAGGCATTATTACCAGAAGATTTAAGAGCCAATTCTGAAAAATTAATAACTCTCTTAGAGGATTATTACAAATACATGAATATTGGGTTTAACCCATCGTATGAATTAAATAATATAGCTCAAGAACGGGATATAGATACCGCTGAACATTATTTAAATCAAATACAAAAAGAAATTGCAGTAACAATACCTCGTGCAATTACAACTGATAGAGTTAAGTTATATAAGAACCTCGTAAAATATTATAATATTCGTGGTTCTACTGAATCTATTCAAGTATTCTTTAGAATATTATTAAATGATGAAGTCGAGATATATTATCCAAAGAAGGATTTATTAATACCTTCAGATGGTAAATGGGATCCTATTAGTAATACTTTTATGAATACAGATGGATTTTTATCTGATAAAAATAAATTACAAGATTCTTATTTTTATCAAAAGTTTTCATATGTTATACGTACTGGTAATAATGTATCAGTATGGAAAGATGTTTTTAGTAAACTAGTACATCCAAGTGGATTCATATTCTTTGGTGAAATATACTTATTCTTATATGGGTTGAATGGGTATGCTAAGATGCCAAAATTTCAACCTGGCCGGGTATCAGATGAAGATTTCCCAATATTAATTTACGCAAAAGCTTCGGCTCATCCATTAAGTTTAGCTGAATTTGACTTAATGTTAAGATTATTATTAAGGTCATATGAAACTGTTGCACAGCGTAAAAGTCGTCAATGGTCAGATTTATTAAAATTTTATGATGATACCCCAATTAGAGATTTTGAAAAATATACTATACAAGATGGTATAAATAAAGTAATACCTAGATCAAATGTTGGAGTATCAATACATACTGAAGAATGGGATATTAATGGTTTTCACAATATATTTTGGCCAGAAGATGGTTCACGATTAGGGCAAATAGCTTAAAGTTAATTAATAGGATAAAAAAATGACAGCAATAGTAACAAGCAAATTCCGCACAACTAATGGTGGAAATTTTAAAAGAGATATTTCAGACGTTAATAATAGCGTCTATATATTCATCGCAAAATCAGACGCATGGTCTGATTCTATCAATGTCCTTGCCGATGGTGAACCACCAATTCCTTTAGATACTCTTAGAGATGAAAAAGAAGTTCATCAAAATATAATGGCGGCAAAAATTATTACCGCAGCTGATGTGACACATGTTATACCAAGATATAATTGGGTTTTAGGTCATCCTCATTCAGCATGGGACGATAGAGATCCTGATATCTTTACTAAACAATTCTATGTTCTTACCGATGAGAGTAAAGTTTTTAAGTGTTTAAAAGCTGGGCCTAGTAATTCTATTATTAAACCTACTTTAGCTCAAGTTGTTCCTTTTGAACTGGGGGATGGATACACTTGGAAATATATGTATACCCTTGCAGCAAATGATGCTACAAAATACTTAACCAATTTTTATATCCCGATTAAAACTGTTATATCAGCTAATGGAGATGGTTCAGATTTATCCGAGTCAGACTTTGCACAATGGACAAATCAAAACCTATCTATTTCAGGATTGAATGGTAAGATTTATGATATTAAAATTACTGAGGGTGGGACTGGGTATAATCCAGCACCAACTATAACTATAGTAGGTAATGGTACAGGTGCAACAGCTACATGTACAGTAAGTAATGGTTCAATTGATACAATTACCATAACTAATAGTGGTTCTGGATATACAATGGCAACATGTACATTCTCTGGTGGAGGTGGTAGCGGTGCTGCTGGTTATCCAGTTACTTCGCCAGGACTTGGACATGGTACAGACCCAATTAGCGAATTAGGTGGATACTTTATTGCAGTTCACGCTAGATTAGAGTATGAAGATGGTGGTGGTGATTTCATTGTCGATAATAGTTTCCGTCAAGTTGGATTGATTAGAAATCCATTAAATTCAAATGGTGACGCTGTTACAACAGCTTCTACTATTAATTGTTTAGATACTTTAGTGTTTCAAAGTGGAACAGATTGGGTAGTTGGTGACGTTATTGTTGGTGCATCTTCTGGTGCCAAAGCATATGTAGATTATGTTGATATTTCTAAAATTCTTTTGAAAATACACCAAAATGATAAGACTGGATATGGTACATTTCTGCCTAATGAAACTATTGAGGGTATAATTGGTGGTAGCGGTGTGTCTGCTCTAGCAGATGTATATACCCCCGCTGAGTATACTCGTGGTTCTGGTGAAATAATATTTTTAGAGAATAGGACTCCAATCAATCGTGTTGATTCACAAATTGAAGACGTAAAAATTATTATTGAATTCTAATATAAAAAGAGAAATATAACATGCCATTAAAATACTATAATTCGGCGCCTTATTACGACGACTTTGATGAAACTAAGAATTATCTTAGAATTCTATTCAGGCCGGGATTTGCTGTTCAAGCACGAGAACTTACGCAAATGCAAACTGCGTTACAAGCACAGATTGACCGCCATGGAAGATATGTATTTAAAGAAGGTACTCCGGTAATAGGTGGGAATATAACTACTGATAGTAGTTTAGATTATGTAAAAATCCAATCTACGTTCAATGCAGTAATAGGTGGAATTTTAAATATAACTGATAATTATTATGAAGAGTTCGTAGGAACGACTATTACTGGAGTTACTACGGGGGTTACTGCTACTGTAGTTTGGGCTGAACCTTCTATTGATGATGATCCTATAACATTATTTGTTAAATATACTAATTCTGGTAATAATGGAATTACAAAAACATTTGCGCCTAATGAAGAGATCAACTCAGACGCTATAGTTTCAAGGAAAGGTAAAGTGCTACCAATTGCTTCTACTCCTATTGGTAAGGGGTATAGGTTTAATATAGATTCTGGAGTTTTCTTTATTAATGGAAATTTCGTATATTCCCCATCAGAAAATTTAATACTATCAAAGTATACAACTAATCCATCGATTAGGGTTATTTACAACATTGAAGAAAATATTGTTACTAATTCTGAAGATATTACATTAACAGATAATTCAATAGGTACTAGTAATGTTGCAGCACCTGGAGCCCATAGATATCAAATCTCATTAACTATTGGAACTGCTCCATTTTCTTTTACAGAAGTTAGAGATGGTAAAATTATTCAATTAGCGGTTATTGAAAATGGTGTTGTTAAGAAAATTGCTAGTACTGAAAACTCTATACTCGGTGATACTCTAGCGGTAAGGACTTTTGAAGAGTCTGGAAATTATAGTGTCAGACCATTTTTAATTAACATTAGAGAAATGTATGATAACGGTTCTAATAATGGGGTACATTCCGTTGCTCAATTACGTGATAAATTTAGTTTATCTGAAATAGATTATACAGATAATGAAGTGATTGTGTATGGAGAATCTTATTTAGCAGTTGGTTTAGAGAAATCTGTTGCTTATGTAAATGGTTACAGAATTGCAATTGATGATATTAAATATATAGAACTACTTAAAGCTAGAGACACTGCTAATTTTAACCTTGCTAATATTATTGCTAATGTTGGTAATTACATTTATGTTAATGTTACATCGTCATTACCAGACATTGATAACTATTCAACAATGATATTGAAAGATGTATCCAATGCCCAAATAGGTACAGCTAGGGCAAGAAGTATTTCTTGGGTTTCTGGTACACTTTATAAACTATATTTATTTGATATTATTATTAATAGTACTAAATCATTTGAGTCTGTTACTAATATAACTCAGTCGTATTCTGGTGCTGCACAATTTGAGGCAACTACAGCTGATATTAATGGAAACTCGGCAAACGCTGATAGGTTTAACACTAATAATAATAGTTTAGTATTCCCACTACCATTTAATACAGTTAAAAGTTTAATTGTAAATGGTCAGAACGATACGACATATGTAGTTAAGAAAACTTTTTATTCTCAATCATATACAGGCAATGCTACTACTATAACAATTACAGATGGTGTTTTTCAATCTTATAATCCCGCTGACTGGATAATTACAATTGCATCTGGTACTAATGCTGGAGACCCTTTAGGTATTACTGATGTTTCTTTAATTTTTAATGTTAGTAATGGCACATCTACTGCTGTGATAACAAATGATAGTTCAGATACCAGTAGTGCTACAGGTGGATTGATAAATATCATAGCACCTATCAAGAAAAATCTTTCTAGGAAAAATAAAACTTTAGTAACAAATGCACAAATATATAATTTTGTTGGACCTACATCACCAGGAGATTTTTCTAGTTTAGGTTTTACTGATATACTTTCTATAACTTCAATTAAAGATATCGGTGTATCAATTGGTGGAGGCGAATATTTAGATGTAACTGATAGGTATGAACTTGATAATGGTCAAAGAGACAATTTCTATGGTATTGGTAAAATTATTCTTAAACAAGGTAAATCTGCACCAATTGGAAATATTAACATAAAAGTAAATTATTTTCAACATAGTTCAGGCGACTATTTTTCAGTAGATTCATATTCTTCTATAGATTATGCACTAATACCATCGTTCAATTCTTCTAAAGGGTTGATACAATTGAGAGATGCTATTGATTTTAGGCCAACTAAAGATTCTACTGGTAGTAACTTTACTGGGCAATATTCGTCTTCACCAGATATGATTGTACCAGGATCGGTTATTGAAACTGATTTAACTTATTATTTAAATCGTACTGATAAAGTTTATGTTGATAAATATGGTACATTTGGAATCGTAGAAGGTGTTCCAGCATTAAACCCTGAAATGCCAAGGGATGTACAAGATTCAATGACGTTATATGAATTACGAGTTGGATCATATACATTTGGACCACAAAGTATTCAGCCTAAAATGATTGACAATAAACGATATACTATGCGTGATATCGGTAGATTGGAAGGTCGTCTTAAAAATTTAGAATACTATACAAGTTTATCTTTACTTGAAAAAGACACTGCTAATTACCAAATAGATTTACAACATTTTAAAAATGGGTTTATTGTAGATAATTTCTATGGGCATAATGTTGGATATCCAAGTCATCCAGATTATTCAGTATCTATGGATAAATCTTTAGGAATCATGAGGCCGCAATTTACTGAGAATGAAGTTAGATTAAAATTGTTTACAAGTTCTTCAAGCAATGTAGTGAAAACTGGGTCATTACTAACATTAGATTATGATGAAGTAGATTATATAGAACAACCATATGCATCATACCCAGAATTTGTAAATCCTTATAATGTATTTACATGGAGAGGAGATATGCAATTATCTCCAGAGTCGGACAACTGGAAAGATACTGAAAATCGTCCAGAGGTTATTATCGACCAAGAAGGTATCTATGATGCATTTAAAGATTTAGCGGATGCAACTGGTGTTACTGGTACTGTTTGGAATGAATGGCAGACTAATTGGTCTGGTTCTACGGCAGAGCGTTCTTCGGGTGGTACAAATTGGGTCTTCAGAGAGCTAATAGAAACTACTAATGTTATAACTACAACTACTAGTTCGCAAAGTAGAGATGGAATAAGAACTGAAGTGGTTCCAGATACAATAACTAACAATCTTGGCGATAGAGTTGTTGAAATTAATTTTATACCATTTATGCGTTCAAGGATAGTATCATTTGAAGCAAAAATGATGAAACCAAATACTAAAGTATATGCTTTCTTTGATGGTAAAAATATCACACCATACACTACTCAGACTACTCAGTTTTGGTCTTTTACAGATTTTACAAATGCTAATCCATCATACACTTCTGCATATACATTTAACAATGAAACATCCTGGCCAGCAAGTATAGGGCTTGCAGCTTCTGCTGAATTAATTACCAATGCATCTGGAACTATATCTGGATTATTCATTATTCCAAATAATGATCAATTAAGGTTTAGAACTGGGTCTAGAGTATTTCAATTAACAGATTCTATCGATAACATTACATCAGATTCTACAACATCAGCTGAAGCTGTGTATGAAGCTGCAGGACTTTTAGAAAGTCAAGAGAATGTTATTCTATCCACTAGAGTTCCAAAGTTTGATCGTACAGCTCTTAATTCAAACCAAATTGTAGTAGATATAGTTAGGTCTAGTACTCAAAGGGTTATTGGATGGAGAGAACCTCTTGCTCAAACATTTATGGTTGATGCGCCAGGAGGTATCTTTGCAACAAGTATAGATTTATATTTTCAACAAGTTGATGAGAATATCCCTGTAACTTTACATATAGTAACTACTTTAGTTGGCCAACCTTCAACGACAATTTTACCTTTTTCTAATGTTACAAAAATATTAAATGTTAACAATATTTCAGAAGATGCTTCAGTTGCTACTAAATTCACATTTCAAGCACCTGTACATCTACAACAAGGTGTAGAATATGCAATTGTGATTATTTCTATGTCAGATAAACCTAAAGTTTGGGTATCAGAGATGGGGGAATTTGATGTATCTACTCCAGCATATCGTATATCTAAACAACCATATTTAGGCGTATTCTTTAAATCTCAAAATGCATCTACATGGACACCTGAACAAGAGAAAGATCTCAAATTTAAATTGAATCGTGCAAATTTTGTTACACAAGGTGTCGCGGCATTCCATAACGTAGATGTACAACCTAAGAAATTAGCACCAGATTCTATTGAAACTATAAATGGTTCAACAAAATTAAGAGTATATTCAAAGAATCATGGATTATTTAATGGTTCATATGTAACTATTAGTGGAGTTGCACCTAATGCTAGTCTTGTGGTTAATGGTATACCAATAGTAGAAATTAATAAAGAATTGCTTATAGAAAGAGTTGAAAAGGATTTCTTTATTGTAAATTCAGAAACTGTTGCAAATTCTGATGGACGTGTTGGTGGTACAGCTGTATATTTCAACAGAAATATTTTAATGAATAATATGCAACTGTCGTCTCAACAATTAGTTCTTCCAGATACTAATATAAATTGGACTGCTTCTACAGCCACTGGAACAAGTTTGCCAGGTTCTGAACAAGCATATGTAGTGTCATCACCATTTAATGTTATTGCTAACCAAAATACGTATTTCAACAGAATCCAATGCGTACCAAGTACTGACAATCAACTCGCTGGGCCAGGATTTACTGCAACTGCTACGTTAGTTGGTAATAGTTACCTTTCTCCAATTATAGATTTGGATAGGATGTCAATATTTGCTATTGCTAATTTGATAGATAACCCTTCAGATACTTCTAATATAGATAATACAAATTATGTTGAAAACTTTGTATCTGAACTCGAGCCCAATGGTGGTTCTGCTATATGTAAATATATAACTAGACGCATTTCACTTGATAGTCAAGCAAATCAAATACGAGTTTTGGCAAATGTTAATAGACCATCTTCTACATACATTGAATTATATTATAAAGTATCTACATCTTCTGATAGTAATTTTGATACATTACCTTGGATATTACATCAACCAGATGAAGCTATTATTGTAGATGAAAATCCAAATAAATATCGTGAAATTGAATATACTATAGATCAAATAGGTGATGATATTTCTACAAGTCAATTATTTTCAAGTATGGCATTCAAGATTGTTTTAAAATCAACAAATAGTTCATTCGTACCAAAATGTAAAGACTTCAGGGCTATAGCCATTTATGTTTAATAGTATAGGAAAGTAAAATATTATGAGTAGTACAGATTCAAATAGTTCAGAAGAAAATATAAAAAATACTAATGGATATATTCCTGTAGAGAATAATCAGTATTTGTTCAGGGATTCTTCTAGTAAAGCAATTATAAATACCAATAGGAAAGAGTATCTTAGAGCTTTAAAAAGAAAGCAAGATAGAACTATTCAATTGAATGAGATGGATAAATTGAAAAATGAAGTTGCAGATATAAAATCAATGTTAACTCAAATATTGGAAAAAGTAGGATCAAATGGCACTAATTAACGTACAAGCAATAAACACTTTTAATGAGTGGAGATTATCTACAAATGAACTTGGGGTCCAATTAGGAGATAATCAAACCTTACTTGACTATACACCATTAGACTCTAATAATATTGTAGATGCTGTTATAGAATTATCAGATGACCTAGATGTTAGGCTTACTGCTAACGATGCATTAGAATTATCAAGATATCAAAATACATTAAAATTAGATTTAACGCATTCTACAGTTAATGGTAATAATAATACAATACAAACTATTGAATCAAATATTTCAACAGGCGTTGATAAAACTATTACTATTAATGGGACACTTGATATCACTAACGGTACTCTTATTTTTGGGGGTACTGGTGCTAATGTTAATTTACAAACCACTTGGTTAACTCTTGGCGATACTACTTCATTAATTACTGGAGATGGTGGTATTATAGTTACTCGTGGATTAGATTCATCATTAGATCCTAGGGTAGATGTAAGAATTTATTGGGATGAGTCTAATAAAGAATGGCATTTACAGCGCATAGATTCTAATGGAGACCCTATAACCCCATTTATTATGGACTCTGCTAATATTGTAGATTTCATAACAGGTAATACTGAAAGCGGTATTAATGTAACATATAATTCTTCTACTAATAAAATAGATTTTAATGTTAATGATCCTCTAATTACATTAACTGGTGCCGTGACAGGTTCTGCCACGATGACTAATCTTGGTAATGTTACAATTGCAACAAGTTACGATGTAAATACAGTTAAAATTACTTCTGCACAAAATATATCTGGTGTAAAAACATTTACTGAAAAACCAATATTCTTATCTGGTATAACATCTGGTGATCATGCAACAGATACATCAACATTTAATGGTGATGTAACAATGAACAATTCATTAATTGTTGCTACTGATCTAACAGTTAGTGGTTCATCCCAACTTGCTGAACTCGCTATTTCAGATAATATCATAATTTTGAATAATGATGTTACTGCCGCACCTACTCAAAATTCTGGATTTGAAATTGAAAGGGGTACATCTACTAATTCTTCTATATTATGGAATGAAACTGATGACGCATGGGCTATATATGATGGAGTTACCAGTCTATATGTTACTGGACAAGTTACTGCTGGTAATGCAATTACAACATCACAATCAGCAGATAAAAGAACATGGACTGTTAACCATGCAGATACCTCACCAATTGTTAATTTTAGTGTAGACAATTCTGGTGGAACTGTTATTCAAGATTTAGCATTAACATTTGATACATACGGGCATGTGCAAACTATCACAACTACCGGAATGACTATTAATGATTTTGGTAATATTGCAATTGCAGGAACAGATAGTGGATATACTTGGGGAACCCAAAATGTTAATACTACCCAATCCGCAGATGTATATCAAGATACTTTAACTATTGTTAAGGGTGGTGGTATAAATTTATACACTAGCACTGATGGTAGTACTGATGCTATTAAAATTGAACATGCCGATACATCAACCCAGGCGACTATAACTAATACTGGAACATCATCAGTTATACAGAGTTTAACACTCGATACATATGGGCATATAACTACTGCATCTAGTGTTGATATTGCACCAACTATACGGACTGTTATAGGTGCAATGTTTGATACTCCAAATACTGAACAAGGTATTGATGTATATTTAAATACAGGTACAACCCCTCCAACTTTAACAGTAGACGTTCATGATTTTAATATAACGTTAACTGGTGCTATAAATGGTACTGCTACTGTAAATAATCTAGGAAGTGTTAGTATAGCAACTACTGTCGGAAATGGTGGCGGTGCAATAAAAATATATAACGTCGCTGGTACTCAAGTATTCCCTTAATAAATACAAATATGATTAATTTGAATACAAGGAATATTAATGGCGAGTAGACCAGTAAAAATAAAATATGATGTCAGTAATACTGTACTAGGGGTACAGGAGATGACTGATGCTGAGATAAATTATACTTCTTATATACTTGCTTCAGAATTAATAAATAATACTTATTTAAGTCTTACTGTAAATGGTGCAACTGGTACAAGTATTGGAGAATTTGCCGATACCATTCGACCATATGCAGTTGGAGACCATCCAGTTGGAACAAATGTAATATCAACTGTATATTCATTTAAACAAAATCGAACCGATCCAGCAATTGGAACTCCAATTAGACCACTTAAAATTAATTATCAAGGGCCTAACGCAAATGGGTTGATGGAATTAAATAATGATGAAATTGGGGGAGAGTTTTTATCAAAATCAGTAAGTGCATATTTAGCAGCGTATAATACAGGTTCGTATGTTCTTAAACCAACGGCACCGACAAGTGGTGGCACTTGGGCAAATATTGCAACTATAACAAATAGTTTAAGTGGTGGTAGTTTTACAACTATATTATGGAGATGCATTAGTCCCAGCACAGTACCTTCTGTAACACTTCCTTTAAAAACAGTTTCTGGTGGAATGCGTGAATTATCAGACGTTGATATAGCTTCAATGTTTCCAATGTGGGCTGATTATGTTAATAGCACTGGAATTGGTACATATTCAGTTGGAGAATCAGCACCAGCAGGTGGCACTTGGATAAAGATGGGTGACACTTTCTCAGATACTAGGCGTACAGTTGAAAATCTTTCTTATACAGGTGCGTATACAGGAAACTATACAGGATATTATGGTAGTTCGTATACAGGATCTTATGCTGGAGCGAGGG